ACAAGTGATTCTATCTTGTTTAATATATTAGTTGTCATCTCAGGGTCTGTTTTGTACACACTATCAAACTCTTCCCTAACGATAGGTTCTAATATACTATTAGTCCTGTTTATCTGTTGTTTTAGGTTTTGTTTATACCTGTTGGTAGCCACAAGTTCTTCATTAGCTTCTAATAGTAATTGAGATAGCAATACTGATTTTAGGTATGCAATCTGTTCTTTGGTTGTTTGTTTGTTACTCATAATTATCGTTTTAGTATTTACTTATTATTCCTTCTATATTCTTAAACCTATAACCTAATTGCTCTCTCATAAACGTTCTTCTAAGACCATCGTCTCTTTTTACTGTGTCTTTACACTCCTTAACTTTATCGAAGTAATGAGGTTGTTTTAAATCAAATGTAGATATAGTTTCTACTACTCTGTATATTCTATTAGTGTCTAAGCATTTAAACTTCATAAACCTAATACTTAACTTCTCGTCTAAAATATTCATAGTTAAATCTCTTACGCAAATATAAGTAAAATTATTGATTATAGCAAAAATTAACACAAAAAAAATAAATTAAGTTATCTTAGTATAACAATATTTATTTATGGAGTTTGATATACCTACAAGTTTAAGGCAAATTAAATTAAGTCAATGGCAAAGATATATTAATATCTACGAAAAGAATAAGGATGATAAAAATGCTACCGAATTTCTAAACAAAAAAATATTAGAGATATTCTGTGGTGTAAAGTTATCAGACATTGATAAGATAGGTTTAAATGTGTTTGATGAGACTTTAGAACATTTATCATATGTTTTAAATCAAAAAGCTGAACTCGTACATAAGTTTAGTTTAAAAGGAACTGATGGTGTTGTTGTTGAGTTTGGTCTGATACCTAACTTTGATAAGATGAGTTATGGTGAGTTTATAGACTTAGAGAAATATATGTTTGATAATGATAACTACCATAAAGCAATGGCAGTTCTTTACAGACCGATTAAGTTCAAGAGCAAGGACAAGTATCTTATACACGATTACAAGGGTACGGAGTATATGGCTGATGTAATGAGAGACACTCCATTAGATGCTGCACTTAGTGCAAGGGTTTTTTTTTATCGTTTAGCGACAAAATTAGGGAATTATACGATGGCTTATACACTCAAAGAGTTACAGAAGAAACAGGAGGGATGTCAGGACAAGCTTTCGGTAGAAAATGGGGAGACTATCAAGCAATATTTACTCTCGCTGGAGAAGATGTTAGAAGAATCGGAGAAGTTACAGGACTTCCTTTACATCAATGTTTAATGTATTTAGAATTTATAAAGGAAAAATCAGAATTAGAGAGTAAAATATTAAAACAAAAAATAAAATGACACACATTTACGACATATTAAACGTTATAAAAGATGAGCTGTTGTCAAATCCATCAGTTAATACTGTTACTTATGGTGATATAACTGATGTTGATTTAGATAAGACAACTATGTTCCCTTTATCACATATACTTATAGATAGTGCTAACTACAGGGGAAATACAGTTGTTTTTGATATTAAAGTACTTTGTTCTGATATAGTTGATTACAATACTAAAAAATCTGATTATGAACTGTTCTATGGTAATGATAACTTACAAGATGTTTTAAATACTCAGTTTCAAGTTGTAAATTCTTTAATAATGAAGTTGATGAGAGGCGATTTGTTTGAAGCTAATTATCAAGTAACAACACAGCCTGTTGCACAACCATTTAAAGAACGTTTTAGTAATGAGTTAGCTGGTTGGAGTGTAGATATATCAATAGAAGTTCCTAATGGCATAAGCATCTGCTAATGGAAGGAGAGAACCTAAAATTAGCTCTAAGAGAGGTTGGTAAACTTATAAGAAAGAATCTAAAGCAAGAAGCTAAGAATGATAAGTTTAAGGCTTCTGGTGAATTAGATAGGTCTTTTAGATATAGGGTTGAAGATAATGAGCTATACATCTTTGGAGAACAGTATGCAAATGCTTTATCTGATGGTATAAAAAACAAGAGTAATTCTAAAGGAGTTAGTCCTAAGTTTGTAGATTCTATCTTGGATTGGATGAAATACAAAGGTATACAGCCAAGAGATAAAAAAGGAAGATATGTTTCAATAAAGAGTTATACTAACAGGTCTATAGCTAATGCAATAGCGAGAGGTATAAAGAAGAATGGTATTTCTAAGAGATTTGGATATAAGGGTAGTGGATTTATACAAGCAGTACAAGAACAAACAAAAGAACAAATAAAAACAATATTAAAAGAGGGTTACAGAAAAGACATACTGTTAAGCCTTGATAAATTAAAATCAATTAACTAATGGCAATACAAGCAAGAAGTCCATATTTTGAAACTATTACATCTATTACAACCATATCTTATGGTATATTGCAAATATATATTTGGACAGGGGATGAAAACACTGTTCCATCATCACCTGAATATACTTTAAGGAAATCGGTAGTTACAACAAGTGGGTTGTCAACAATAATATTTGAAACTGCTGAATTAATAAGAGATTATTTAAACGTAACGTTTAACGGATATTATAGTGGTCAGGGTGTATGGGTTAAGCATACATTGACTATTTACGATTCTTCTGATTCAGTGATAACAACAAGAAATACCACAAATATTGCTTTTGATGGTTATAATTATTTTGAGGAATCAACCACTTCTTATCCTGTAATGATTACAAACAGAAAGCTATTTGTTTTAGAAGATAATGCCTTTAGAATTCCTATATACACGGAATCAAATCCAACAGTTACTTTCTTAAAGGACAATGAAATTGTATCAACTCAGACGTTTACATCAAGTAGTCAAAGTTCAGAGCAAATAAAATATGTTTCCATATATGGAAACTCTACTAATTGGGATTCATTTAAAGAAAGGGTTTTAGAAAGTGGTGGTACAAGTTTTGAGCCAAACAAATGTTTAGAAGCGTACTTTAATGAATATTCAATAGGAGCAGTAGATAAAATAGTTATCTCAGACAGTAGTGGTATTGAAACTATAAATGTAGAGATTTTAGAAGAATGTAAATACGAGCCTAAAAAGGTAACATTCGTGAATAAGTTTGGTGCTTTACAAGATATGTATTTCTTTAAGAAGTCTGTAGAGAAAATGAATGTTAGTAAAGAATCTTACAAGTCAAATATATTAACCACAACTTCTGGTGTAACAGGTTACTCTGTCGATAATCACGTTTACAGAGATTTTAATGTGATGGGGAAGGAATCTGTTACGTTAAGCAGTGGGTTTTTAAGTGAAGATTACAATGAAGTATTTAAGCAAATGATGTTGTCCGAGAAGGTGTGGGTTACTAATATAACTGATGAAGGGGAACAAGTGTTGCCAATAAATGTTAAAACAAGTGATATTACATACAAGACATCATTAAATGATAAGTTAGTAGATTACACATTTGACTTTGATAAATCATTTGATACTATAAATAACATTAGATAGATGCAAATAACTCAATTATATATAGAGGGTCAAAGAGCTGATATGTTTGATGACGTTAATATTAGTATTACTGATACTGTAAAGAACGTTAAAGATATTAGTAAGGTTTTTACAGCTTATTCACAAACATTTAGCATTCCTGCAAGTAAAGTTAATAACAAGATATTTAAACATTATTACAATAATGATATTCAAGATGGTTTTGATGCAAGGGTTTTAGTGTCTGCAAGTATAGAGTTAAATTCTATACCTTTTAAAAATGGCTATATCAAACTTGAAGGGGTTGATTTAAAAAATAATGTTGCACATACATATAGGGTAACTTTTTTCGGTAATACAATTACTCTAAAAGAATTATTGGGTGATGATAAGTTATCTGGTCTAACATCCCTAACGGATTTAAGTAAAACATACGATGCTGTAAACGTAAAAGCCTCTCTGCAAGCAGACCCAACCACAAACGATGTAATTGTACCCTTAATTTCACACACACAAAGATTAAGATATGATTCAAGTAGTTCGGCAAATTTTACTGGAAATGTTGCTTGGAATACTGGACACGTTCACGGAGTATCATATAGGGATTTAAAATACGCTATTCGTTTACATAAAATAATTGAGGCTATTGAAACAAGATACTCAATTACATTTAGTAATGATTTCTTTGTAAATACAAATGCACCTTATTATAATTTGTTTATGTGGTTGCATAGAAAAAAAGGAAAGGTAGAAAATTTAAGCGGATTAAACGAAAGTTTAATAGATGGTTTTGCTAATGATGCTGATGCGAATACTAACTCTTCGATGTATGACAATGCTTTAGAATTACTTTTGTATTCTCCAACAGAATTTATTTATTCTGATATAAGGCTTAATAGTACTACATCAAGTACAAATCCTTATAGAATTTCAATTAGAAAAAATGGTGTTGAGGTTGCTAATAGTGGGGACATTACATCTGGCTCACAAGCTATAACAAGTGTTCCTCGTGATGAGATAGAAGAAGGCGCACTTTATACTGCATATATTCAATCTGACTTTAGTCCAACTTTTTCAGACATTCGGTTTGAAGTAATAAAATATGATTATACAGACCCTGTAAATCCAATCTTCTACACAAAAAATTATACAATAACTAATTACTCATATATAAGTTCATTTGAATTCGATATTACTCAGCAGATTCCAGATATGAAGGTAATTGATTTTTTAACTGGATTATTTAAAATGTTTAATCTTACAGCTTATGTTGATAAATCTACAAATGAAATTATAGTAAAGACGTTAGATAGTTTTTACAGTGGTGGTTCTTCTTATGACATAACTAAATATATAGATGTTAGTAAAAGTCAAGTCAATGTAGCTTTACCATATCGTGAAATAAATTTCCAACACGAAGATACAAAAACATTTTTAGCCGCATTCCATCAACAGAAATTCAATAAAACGTGGGGTAAATCAGAATACACTGGTTCAATAAAATTAGATGGTGGTATTTATAAACTTAAAACACCATTCGCACAAATGAAATACGAAAGGTTAATTGATGAAGATGATGGAATAACAGCTACAACTGTTCAATATGGTTGGTTTGTTGATGATAATCAAGAATCTTATGTAGGCAAACCTTTGTTATTTTATCCAATAAGACAAGTAAATCAAAATTCTATTTCTTTTTTGAATTCTGAAACAGACCAAGATGAAGTAGACACTTATAATATACCATCAAATAGTGTAGCATTATCATCTTCAACAAGTTCGTATAATATGAATTTTTATAAAGAATATAATGAATATGCTTTTTTAAACACACCTCCAGATACTGGATTTACAAATACATTGTTTCAAGCGTATTATAGAAATTATATAACAAGTGTGTTTAGTGCTTCAAATAGAATAACAAAAGTATCTGCTTATCTTCCTTTAAGGATATTGTACAAATACACATTGGCAGATAGATTCGTTATCTCAGATAAGAGTTATAAGATTAATTCAATAGAAACAGATTTTTATACAGGTAAATCAGAAATAGAACTATTAATCGACATATAATGATAAGAGAAACATTAGAATTACTTAGGGATAAAGAATGGTTAATTGAAGATAAGGATATTAATATAGCTAAAGGTTTATATGAAATGCCTTCAAACTTTAAAGAATTAAAAACAAGTATAAAAAGAAAAAGACTAACAAATGGCAAATAGTTCAGAAAATATTGTTTATAAAATTACTGTAGATGCAGAATTAGGAGTAGCTACAGTAAGAAATCTTAAAGGTCAAATTGTAGCAACAAAAGTACCTGTACAAGAACTTAGAAAAGAGTTTGGTAATTTTGCTAAAACAGTTGATTCAACTAAATTTAATACGTTTAAAAAAGGGTTAGATAGTGTGGTAAAATCTAATCAAAACCTAAGAACTGCATCAGGGGGTGCTACCTCATCTGTAATGGAACTTGGTAGGGTTATTTCAGATGCACCTTATGGTATTCGTGGTATGGCGAATAACATCACTCAGTTGGTTTCTCAAATGGGTTTTGCAGTAAAAACATCAGGCAGTTTGACACTCGCATTAAAGGATATGTGGAAAGCTCTTATGGGTCCCCTTGGTATTGTTTTAGCTATTACTACTGCGGTATCTGCTCTTGACTTTTTTGCTGGTGGTCAAAAGAAATCGGAAAAAGCAACAAGTGATTTCAGACAAGAAGTAGAGGAATTAGCAAGGGTATTAGGCAATGACTTAAATGTTAATATAAAAGATTATATTAAGTTATTAAAAGACAAGAAAATTCTTGATGAAGAATTGTTAAAAAATGCTGATAAGATAAATGATTATGAACGTGAATTAAATACTCTTACTGAACGTAGACTTTCTTTAGAAAAAAGAAGAATAAGTGCTTTTCGTAAGAGAAAAATGCTTGAATCAATTCAAAAAAGAGAAATAGAACTACAATCTAAAATATTAAAGATATATGAAACAAGTGCTGATGCTGTAAATGATTATAAGGAAAGTAAAGATGATGCGACAAAAGCAGATGCCGATAGTTTAAAGGGTTTAAAAAACGAACTAAGTATATTAAAGAAAAGAAGAGAGGTATTATCAAAAACACCAGAAGACTACAAAAGGCTTTCTGTTGAAATAGATGCACTTCAAGACAAGATTGATGAAATTGAAGAGAAAAATAAAAGGAAGAAAGCTTTTGCTTTGATAACACCAGACAGCATTAAAAAACAAGTTAAATTTGGTGAAAAACTAATAAAAGCTGTCGCTGAAGCAATGAATATTGAATTGGGTAAAAAACCAATAGATATAAACAAAGCATTAGACTTTAAATTAAGTGATGAGACTATAGAGGCTATAAAGAAGTATAATGAAGAGGTTGCAGGGCAAATGGCTTTAGAAGATAAGTTGTCTGAAACTCAAGAAGGCATTGAAAAATCAAAGAAAATATTAGGCACTATGACTGATTTTATGAATGCTCAATTTGATAGAGAAATGACTATTGAGGCTAATAAAACAAATGCTTTAAATGCTGAATTAAATAATAGATTACTTAACGAGAACCTATCAAAAGAAGAAAGAGCAAAAATACAAAATCAAATAGCTATAAATGATGAGAAATTAAGAAAAAAACAAGAAAAGATAGCTAAAAAGCAGTTTAATATGAATAAAGCTGCAAATATAGCAACTGCTTTAATGGATACTTCGGCGGCAGCCATAGGTGTTATGAAGGATGCTAAAGGTGGGTTTTTTGCAAGATTAGCACAAGCATTACCTACGATTGCGTTTGGTTTAGCACAAGTAGCAACTATTTCAAGACAAAAATTTCAAACATCAGCAGCTAAAACACCTATACGCACAAGTACTGGTGGTATTGATGGTGGAGCAAGTGGTGGTCGTACAGCTCCTGCTTTTAACGTAGTAGGAATGTCTAATGGAAATCAGCTTGTAGAAACAATACAAACACAATTCAGCAAACCGTTAAAAGCTTATGTTGTTTCAAGAGACGTTACTACTCAACAACAATTAGATGGTATGATTGTGGGTCAAGCAGGTACTTAAAATAAAACAAAATAAAACAAAACAAGTTATACATAATATAAATAAGTTAAATATGGAAGAATTAGATATAATAGAGTTATTTATAGACGAATCAAGAGAGGAAGATGGAATAGAGGCTATATCTTTGGTTGAGTTTCCTGCTATTGAAGAAAATTTTGTAGCTTTAAGTAAACATAAGGTAGAATTTAAGACTGTTGATTCTGAAAAAAGAATAATTGTCGGTTTAGCATTAGTGCCAAATAAGCTCATATACAGACGTAAGGGAGATTATGAGTACAATATAACGTTCTCTACCGAAACTGTAAGAAAAGCGTCTGAGCTATACTTAAAGCGACTTAAAAACAATAATACAACTTTAGAACACGCTGAATTTACAGGAGGTGTATCTGTTATAGAATCTTGGATAGTAGAAGACCCTGAAAAGGATAAAACTGCTTTATACGGATTAAATGCAGTAAAAGGTGCTTGGGCAGTTACTATGAAGATAGATAATGATGAGGTATGGGAAGATGTTAAACAAGGTAAATACTTAGGATTAAGTATTGAAGGTATGTTTAGTGATAATGTAGAAGATATTGAAGAGGTTGAAGCAAGTAATGTATTAGAAGAGATAAAAAGGTTACTAAAAGAAGATTTAGTAGAATACCCTCACGTTATGTATAATCCTGAGACAGGAGAAAGTGTTGAAATAACTAATGAAGAGGAACACGATAAGTATACTAAGAAAGGTTGGACACACACTAAGCCTAAGAATTACGAAGAACAAGAATTAAAGTCTTATAGCGATTATCCACAAGGTGCAACTAATAATGCAAAGAGAGCATTAAAGTACAAAAAAGAGAATGGAAGTTCTTGTGGTACGAGTGTTGGATGGACAAGAGCAAGTCAGTTAGCTAATAGAAAGCCTTTGAGTAGAGATACTATTGCAAGAATGGCATCATTTAAAAGACATCAGCAACATAAAGACGTACCTTATTCAGAAGGATGTGGTGGTATTATGTGGGATGCTTGGGGTGGTTCAGCAGGTGTTAATTGGGCAATCAGTAAACTAAAAAAGATAGATAATGAGAGCTAAATATTGCAAATGTAAGAATACTTACTCTATAGAATGTGATAAGTACTCTAAGAAAAGAAAGTGCAATGCAGACGAGTATTGGAAGCAAGGTATAGGCTCAATTCATAAGCAAGAAGAAGAGTAAAAATACGACAGTAAAATTTTAAATAGTTATATTAATATAAACCAATAAGTATGAAAGCGACAGAAATCCTTAACAACGTTAAAGAGCTTTTAAATCTTTCTAAAGAAGAAATGAAAGTTGAAGACGTTGCAGTTGAAGAATCAGTAGAATTATCTACAGAGGAAGTAACTGAAGAAGTAAAAGAGGAAGTAGAAGAGGTTGTACTTGCTGAAGAACCTAAAGAAGAGGTTGTAATCGAAGAGGAAGTTGAAGCTCCTGAAATGAGTTACGCTACTTCTGATGAGTTAGCAGCAGTAAAATCAGAACTACTTGCTATGATTAAAGCATTAATCGAAGATAAACCAATGGGAGAAGCTAAAGAAGTTCCTGAAGAGTTATCTAAACAAGAAGAGGTTGAGCTATCTGAAAATGTAGAAGAAGTTGTACATTCTCCAGAGGCTCAAATCGAAAAGAAAAAGAATTTATTATCAAACCCAAACAAATCTATGACTATCGAAGAGAGAGTTAATAGAATGTTATTTAATTAAAATTACACAAAATGGCTACTACAACAAGTATTACTACAACTTACGCAGGAGAATTTGCAGGGAAATATATTTCTGCTGCTTTACTTTCTGGTAACACTATTGCAAATGGTGGATTAACTATCCGACCAAACGTAAAGTTCAAAGAGGTTGTTAAAAGATTGGAATTAGATGGTATCACTAAGAATGGTACTTGCGACTTCAATGACACTTCAACTTTAACTTTAACTGAAAGAATCCTTGAACCAAAGGAATTACAAGTTAACTTAGAATTATGTAAGAAAGATTTCCGTTCTGATTGGGATGCAATCCAAATGGGATACTCTGCATTTGACAACTTACCATCTTCTTTCCAAGACTACTTAATCTCTTATGTTGCTGCTAAAGTAGCACAAAAGAATGAGCAAAACATATGGGCAGGAGCTGATGGTGAAGGTTCATTTGATGGTTTTTCTACTTTATTAGCTTCTGATGCTTCTTTACCAGCAGCACAAGAGGTTGCAGGAACTACAGTAACTGCTGCTAACGTTGTTGATGAGTTAGGTAAAGTAGTAGATGCAATTCCTTCTGCTTTATATGGTAGAGATGACTTATTCATCTATGTTTCTCAAAACATCTTTAGAGCTTACAAAAGAGCTTTAGGTGGATTCCAAGCTAACGGACAAGGTGCTGCTGGTGTAGGTTCTCAAGGAAACAACCAAGATATCAACATCTTATACTTTGATGGTGTAAAAATCTTTATGGCTAACGGATTAGCAGCAAATACTGCAGTAGCAACTACTAAAGATAACTTACAATTTGGAACTGGTTTATTATCAGACCACCAAGAAGTAAAAGTTTTAGATATGGCTGACTTAGATGGTTCTCAAAACGTAAGAATCATTATGAGATTTACTGCTGGTGTACAGTACGGAGTTGTTGAAGACATCGTAACTTACGGAATCACCAACTCTGCTAACTAATAATTAGCTCAATTAAAACTAAAGGGGTAGGTG